TGGGTGGAGGAACCTCCAGAAAGCAAAATGATTGCTTATGATATCTATCGCGAAGAAGTAATGATGAAAGAATCCGTTAAAAACTACGAAGCAGCCAGGGAGCATCTTACACGGTTGTTAAAAGAAAATGGATCCTGAGAGTTGGGAGCTTATCAGGATCCGGTGTCCAAATGGACAAAAACAGTTTATCACCCTCTTATTGTAGAGGAGAAAGAGAGAAAAATCAAGTATGAGAAACAGAATTACAATTGCAAATCCCAACGGAACCGGATATAGGATCCCTGGCTGCAGAGCATCTTCTATTCGCTTGGAGTGGCAGCAGGAGCAGACCGTATTGTTTGGAACGGTGGCAGACCGTTTGGGCGAGTATGAAGACCTTGGATCTGTAGAAGAATTACGTGAATTGAAGAGGGGGAGATAAGGATGAAATTAAACAGATTAGTATCGACTTCAGGAATGGATCATGAGACCTGGCTGGAGTACCGTAAGAAAGGAATCGGCGGTTCGGATGCCGGAAGTATTTGCGGGCTGAATCCATATGCAACAGCAATCTCAGTATATCAGGATAAAATCCAGGAAGAGGTAACTGAGAAAGAAGACAATGAGTCCATGAGACAGGGGCGTGATCTTGAGGAATATGTAGCCAGAAGATTCATGGAGGAGACCGGAAAAAAAGTGCGCCGCGCCAATTCTATTTTCTATATGGAAGAAAATCCTTTTATGCTGGCCAACGTAGACCGGCTGATTGTAGGAGAGAACGCGGGACTGGAGTGTAAAACAGCTTCCGCCTATTCTGCAGATAAATGGAAAGATGGACATATTCCGGAATCCTATGAAATCCAGTGCCACCACTATATGGCTGTGACCGGAGCTGATGCCTGGTATATTGCCTGTGTGATCCTTGGAAGGGAGTTTGTCTGGCGCAAGATTGAGCGTGATGAGGGCATTATCCAGATGCTGATCACAGTGGAGACGGATTTTTGGAATAACAACGTGCTTGCCAGAAAAATGCCTGTTCCAGATGGCAGTGAGGCTGCTGAAAAGATCTTATCAGAATATTATGGAAAGTCAGATCCGGAGAAAGTCATTCCGCTGATCGGGTTCGACGAAAAGCTGAAACGAAGATCAGAGATCCTGGAGCTTCAGGACAAGCTGGACCAGGAAAAGAAGCAGATTGAGCAGGAAGTTAAGCTTTTTATGGAAGATGCGGAGAAGGCTGATTCCGATAAATACTCAATTACATGGAAATCCATAGTATCGAGCCGGGTAGACTCGAAAAAGCTGAAGGCAGATCATCCGGATATCTATAAGGAATATGCCAAAGAGTCATCCAGCAGAAGATTTACTGTAAAAGAGATTGCATAACAGGAGGCAGAGAGAATGGGAATAAAGGATGCATTAGCAGAGAAAACAGGAACTAAAGGCGAGGTAAAGCTTACCAAATCCATGAGTATTGCGGATATGATCAAGGCTATGAAGCCTGAGATTGAGAAAGCCCTTCCCAAGGTGATCACCCCGGAACGTTTTACCAGGATGGCATTATCTGCATTAAATACCACTCCGAAGTTACAGGAGTGCAGCCAGATGTCTTTCCTTGGTGCGCTTATGAACGCAGCACAGCTGGGGCTTGAGCCGAATACACCGCTTGGACAGGCTTATCTGATTCCATACAAGAATCATGGAAAGCTGGAATGCCAGTTCCAGATCGGATATAAAGGTCTGATTGACATGGTTTACCGCAACGACAACATCCAGACTGTACAGGCACAGTGTGTTTACGAGAAGGATGTGTTTGAGTATGAACTGGGGCTTGAGCCGAAACTGGTGCATAAGCCTGCCATTAAAGACAGGGGAGAACTGATTCTTGTGTATGCACTTTGGAAGGCAAAGAACGGCGGATATGGCTTCGAAGTGATGAGTAAAGAAGATATTGACAATCATGCCAGAAGATTCAGCCAGAGCTTTTCCAGTGGATTCAGTCCATGGAAGACAAACTATGAGGAGATGGCAAAGAAAACCGTCATTAAGAAATGTTTGAAGTATGCGCCTTTGAAATCTGACTTTGTAATGCAGCTTTCCAATGATGAGAGTGTGAAGACCGAGCTCAGTGTAGATATGTCCGAGGTGGCAAACGAACAGGAGCCGATTGATGCTGATTACCAGGAAGTATCCCAGGAGGCTCCAGATGGTACAGAAACTGCAGAAGCCGTAAACAACCAGGGCACAGCAGAATAAACAGCAAGTGGTGCTTCCTATCATGGAAATGCGTCATTATATATCACAATACGTTGATACCTGGCAGTACCTGTTCATGCTGCCAGGTAGGAAAGGAGTAAGAAATGCAGCATATTGACATGGAAAAATTCGCAAATGGTGCGTTTACGGAACAGATCAACAGGGAGCTGAAGAAGGTGACGGAGAACATCCAGGATCCGAACACAGACGCAACTGCCAAGCGGAGGATCACTGTTGTGATCGAATTTAAGCCGAATGAGGCAAGGAATTTTGTTACTACGGGAGTACAGGCAAAATCCACCCTGGCACCGGCTCTTGGAGCTGTGACAGCCCTCAGCATGGGCAAAAACATCCGTACAAATGAAGTGGAGGCTGTTGAGATTGGCAGCCAGATCCCAGGCCAGATGACCATTGAGGAGGTAACGGATTCCTTTGATGAGAGGGAAAAAACACCGCGCCAGGTTGATCCTTCCACTGGGGAGATCATTGAACAGGCGGAACATTCAGACAATGTAATTGATTTAAGAGCTAGACAGGCATAAGGAGGAAGAAAGATGATCAAAGAAGCAATCAAGTACATCACAGATTTAAAAGCAGAAGCAATGGAACCGAAAGTTGTCACGATTGCAGGCAAGACCTATTGTGATAAGGACCTGAGCAGATATGACGATGAACCTATGGCGGAGCCAATTGAGGCGTCCAACTTAAGCAGCATGATTGATTATATCTTGAGCTGCACCAAGGAACTCAGAGAGTCCATGATCATTCATGTGATAAGTCCGACAAAAGTAGAACTGTATTCCGGTCTGAATGCAGAGAGAAAAAGAGAGCGCCTGTTTGTGTGCAGGGCTGAGACTCCACGCTTCCGCTATGATGAGTGGTACGATCAGGAGCGTTTTCTCATTGAAATGCAGGCAAACTTTGAAGAGAACACTGATCTGGAAGCTATCCTGAAAGTATCTGGAAATGTTGAGGCAAAAACAACAGCCAATTATGGTGATGGCGGCGTTACCCAGAAGACAACCATTAAGCAGGGGATTGCATCAAAAGCAGATGTTCTGGTTCCGAATCCGGTTACCCTTATCCCATACAGGACCTTCCTGGAAGTGAAGCAGCCGGAAAGTGAGTTTGTTTTCCGTATCAAGGACGCTGGTGGTGCTCCGGTATTCAAGATCGTAGAAGCCGAAGGTGGTCTCTGGAAGAATGTTGCAATGAAAGAAATTCGAGATTATTTTGTGCGCAACCTTGAGAGCGAGGAAGATCTTTACAAGCGTTTAACTATTATCGCGTGATAGAACGCTTCCCTGGTCTTAAACAGGCTGGGGAAGTGGAAAGGATGACTTATATTTATGACAGCAATTTGTTTCACAGTGCCTGGCAAGCCTCAGGGAAAAGCCAGGGCGCGTACTTACTATAATGCCAAGAAAAAGGCTATGAGCAGCACAACACCGGATAAAACGGTCCTGTATGAGAATTTTATTGCTACCCGTTATATGGAGGCTGCTGGGGAACAGAGATTCTCAGATGGAGCCTATATCAAAGCGAGGATCCAGGCTTTTTATGAGATTCCCAAGAGCAGTTCAAAGGTGAAAAAGACAGCCATGCTCAGCGGGGAGCTACTTCCTACAAAGAAGCCCGATATTGACAACATCGTAAAAGCTGTTCTGGATGCCCTTAATGAGGTGGCATACCGGGATGATACACAGGTCGTGGAGCTGCAGGTAAGAAAGCAGTACAGCGAAAGACCAAGACTGGAGATCTGTCTGGAAGAACTGGAGGCTTAATCATATATGGCAAGGCGGAAACAGGAAGGAAATCGCTTTTTTCGCCTGGATGTGGATTTCTTCTCAGACAAGAAGGTAAAGATCCTGAAAGCGCGTTATGGGGCTGACGGGGTTACCTTATATCTGTATATCCTATGTGAGATATACAAAGCTGGATATTATTTAAAGATTGATGAGGATTTTGAGTTCATTGTCTCAGATGATCTGAGCATGGACAGCAATAAGGTGAAGCAGGTCTTGAACTTCTTATTGGAACGGTCACTGTTTGATAACACACTTTTTCAGTCGGACAAGGTCTTGACCTCTGCCGGAATACAGCGGAGATATCAGGCAATGGTAAAAGCCAGGGCACTGAAAAATCCGATCACAGTAGAGGGTTTCTGGCTCCTTTCGGAAGAAGAAACGGAGACCTTTATTAAAGTGAACCCTTCTTTAAATAATTCCGAGAATAATCCCGATAATTCCAGGAAAAATGAAGATAATTCCGAGAAAAATGATACAAAAGGAAAGGAAAAGAAAGGAGAGTATATATATACGGCTCCGCCGGGTACATACTTTGAAGATTCTTCTCTGAATGATGCCTTCCTGTTATTCCTGAAGGTAAGACAGAACAATGGAGACAGTCTGACGAAAGAACAGGTACAGCTTCTGCGGGAAGAACTTCTGTCCATGTCTGACAAACCAGAGGAGCTGACTGCCATTGTAAAGAAATCTGCTATGAACGGATGGAAGAGCTTCTACCCTCTGAAAAAAGCAAGAACCAGGAAGACAGAAGCAAAGGGCAGTAAGAACCGATTCAATAACTTTCCACAGAGGGAATATGACTTTGAGGAATATGAAAAACAGCTGTTAAAGAAAAGCCAGGAGGGACAGAACAGAGTTAATGAATGATTTACAGATTTTTAAGAATGCAGAGTTTGGAGAAATCCGAACTGTAATTATTGAGAATGAACCGTGGTTTGTTGGTAAAGATGTGGCGGTGATTCTTGGGTACGCAGATCCTAACAAAGCTATTGCAATGCATGTTGATGAGGATGACAAACTCAACGACAAATCAGCGTCGAGTTTAGGACAGCGTGGTGGTTGGCTTATCAAAGAATCTGGTCTTTACAGTCTTATATTGTCCAGTAAGCTTGCATCAGCAAAGAGATTTAAGAAATGGGTGACATCGGAAGTTCTTCCATCTATCCGTAAGAACGGTGGTTACATTGCAGGTCAAGAACATCTTTCTGATGATGAACTGATGGCCAAGGCAGTCTTGGTGGCACAGAAGAAAATCGAGGAAAGAGACAAGGTAATTGAAGAGCAGAGGTTAAAGATTGAAGCGGACAAGCCGAAAACCATTTTTGCAGATGCCGTATCAGCCAGCAATACATCAATTCTGATCGGAGACCTTGCAAAACTCATTTGCCAGAATGGTGTCCAGACAGGACAGAAACGCCTGTTTGAATGGATGAGAGAAAACGGTTATCTGATAAAATCCGGATCCAGTCGAAACATGCCAACCCAGAAGGCTACAGATATGGGATTGTTTGAGGTAAAAGAAACCACTATTACCAATCCGGACGGAAGCGTAAGAGTCACCAGAACAACAAAAGTCACCGGAAAGGGACAGCAGTATTTTATCAATAAGTTTCTGGGTTGAAAGAAGATTTAGAAGAAATGATCAAAAATTATAGTTGTGAAGGACAGATAGAGTTATCAGATTTTTTACAAATACCAGAAAAGCCGAGCTCGCAAATGTACTGCAAGGACTGTTATTGTAAGATCTGTTTGCTTTGGTGGTCTCACAGATGTGTGTATGGAAAGTGCTGGGATGATTTCAGAGCAAAAGAAAATCCGTACAATAAAGTATTCCCGAATAAGCCGCCGCGTACTGGCTGGAGCAATTGGAATAAACCAGGAGAGCAGGAGCATTGGTGTAGGGGAGGTGCTTTTTATCCAGAGCGCAAGTGTGAGCACTATGTTGAATATACTGGCTGTACTATAGAAGATTGTATAGCTGCTCCTATACAACTGTTTCCGGATGGATATGTGATCTGTACGCTGAAAGATTCTATTGGCTGTGAAGCATGTATTGCTAGATCAGAGGGAAAAAAGATAAATGATTATGCCTGTGAATTTATGACGGACACAGGATGTGAGAGGATGTTTACTGCGAAAAGCCTGATCCTACAGTCAATAATGGAAGGTAACGATATCGAGCCTTGCAGAGAGCAATGCTGCATGGGATGTAAAGCAATATGCGGATTCCGCTGCGGACAAGCGACATAAAGTAAACGAAAGGAGCCAGCCTCCGGCCGGGGCAAGGGTATACCGGGCTTCTTGGAAAGATGGGAAATGAATTATCCACGAAAGAGTGGAAACAAAAGAAGAAAGAGCAGAGAGCTATATTTACGGCACGTCAAAGGCTGCCTTATGAGGTTAAGCTTAAAAGACAGGCAATCAAAGCCTGGCAGTTCTATGAGGAAATCCTTAGCAAAGACATGAATGTACATGTAAGCGTGGGAGGATTGGATAGTATAACCCTGTATATCTGGTTGTGCAGTATCGGGATCGAACCTCATGCAATATCTATTTCTGGGGTGGAGGATAAGAGCATCCAGAAGGTGCACAGAGCTCTCGGAGTTGAGATTGTACGGTCATACAAGAGCAAGGTACAAGTGCTTAATGAAGTCGGATTTCCGGTTATCAGCAAGAAGATAGCTGGCAGAATCAATACTCTGCAGCACCCAACAGAAAATAATAAAACTGTCCGCCATGCCATAATAACCGGTGAATGCGGAAAGCAGGGACATTTCGCTAAGAACAGTCGGATGCAGCTCCCGAAGAAATGGCTGGAGCTATTCGGTGGCTATGAGAATGAGAACGAAGGTGTCCATTATGGAAAGCCAGATCCGGACATCCCGGTATCAAATGAGTGCTGTTACTGGCTGAAAGAGAAGCCCTGCGATGACTGGGCGAAAAACCATAACAGTGTTCCGTACCTGGGAATGATGGCAAGTGAAGGAGGACAAAGGGAAGAGGCTTTGATAGATCATGGCTGTAATTATTATGGCAAGACAGTGATCAGATCCGCGCCGTTTGCAATATTCATGAGATCGGATATTTTAAGACTGGCACTTGCAATGGATAGATGGTATCACGATCATCTGGATTTCTTTGAAGTAAGATTTCACGCACAGCCTTATGGCCGGAATCCAGACGGCAGCTTTAAGGAGTATGTCCCCCTGGAATCTATTGTTCCGGAGATCTACGGTAAAATCGTCACTGATCCGATTGTAATTCTTCGAACGACAGGAGCACAGCGGACCGGCTGCTCTATGTGTGGGTTTGGAATCCACCTTGAACAGCGCCCCCATAGATTTGATAAACTCCGGGAGAGAAATCCTAAGGAATGGGAGTTCTGGATGTACCGTTGCTGTACGGATTCGAAAAACGGTGAGAAATATGGTTGGGGACGTGTGTTAGATTACATAGGCGTTGAGTGGGAAAATCCTCCAGAAGTACAGATGACAATATTTGATTTTTCGGAGTATCTACCAGAAACGAAAGAAAGGAGCTGACCATGGCAGAAAAATATAAAACCTGTAAACACAGTACCGGCAGAGTGGGGAAACTGATCGTATACGTCCACCCGACCTGCCCGAGGCTGTCAATGATAAAAGGCACCTTGTGCAGCAGTAAGATCCGCTGCAGGGAGTGCAGGAGCTGGGAGGTAAAAAAATATGAGATTGATTGATGCGGATCTATTAACCCAAAAAGTAAAAGGTTGGTTAAATACAGATTCCAATTCAGATAGCATAATGATAGATGCTAACGAAAGTGTTGCATGTGTACTCAGGGAAATCGAAGAGCAGCCAACCGCCTATGATGTGGACAAGGTGGTGGAGCAACTGAATGAATTAAAAGAATATGATGTATGTGCGAACATTTCTTGTGAAACGTGTAGCTATACAGGCCAATGCTGGGAGGGTGAAAGAGGACAAAAGGTTGCAATAGATAGAGCAGTAGAAATTGCAAAAGGTGGTGGGATTGAATGGTAGATGTAATCGTTGCAATGGGCGTTGGCGTACTGATCGGAGCCTTTGGCGTGATCGCCTGGCTCCTGCATGATTAGAAACAGAGGTGTAAAATGAATAAAGAAAAATACAAAGATCCTACAGCTGAATATGCAATAGCAGAAGCGGAAAAGTGGGAGAAACGGCAGCAGGAGTTAGAAGAGAAACATGGAATCAAAAGAGGGGATGTTATTCAGATTATACAAACCAGCTATGCTTCTGGTGACGGGAAGATCATCACCAAAAAGGTGAAAGCCAGGATAAAAGCATTATATCCCCATGTAGTGCAATTACAGTTATCAAACGGCATAACCAGATCACCAACATACTGGGAACTGGAACGACTGAAAGCAGGAGGTGGTACCGATGGACAAGGACATTCTGGAACAATATCTGGAGATAAAAGGGGAAATCCGTGACCTGAAAGAACGGATAGACCGGGATCAGCACAGGCTGGAAAGAATCAAAGCAGAAGGTGTTGTATCAGACACCGTCAGAGGCACAAGAAAAGATGGAACCATAGGGCCAATTAAGATAACCGGTTATCCCCTTCCGGAAGCAGACCAGGTGAAGAACATGATAAAAAAGAGGGTGTTAAAGCTACATATCCTGGAAGATGAGCTGCAGGAGGCTGTAAATGCAGTGGATGATTTTATTGAGAAAATCCCAAAGAGTGATCTGAGAATGATGTTTCGCTTTTATTATCTGGATGACATGACCTGGGCAGCAGTCGCCATTAATATGAATTACCGTTTTCCGAAGCGGCGGATTAAATATACAGAAGATAATTGCCGGATTCGCCATGACAGATATTTGAAAGATAATTTAGGAAAATTATAAAATGTTCGGTCATGTTCGCTTTTTCCATGGTACTATTTAGACTGGGATTGGTGAAAAGATTTCATAAAGCTCCTTATTAAATGATTGACAAGTGCCGCAACGCTGTCTGTGTACTTCGAGGGTAGGAAAACAGAAAAATGTTGCAGACGTAAATAAAAATGTGGTTCAGAGAAAAGAACACAGAAACCTCCAAGTGATTGATACAGCGGCACGTATGGATCACAAATTCGGAACACCTCCCCGATCGGGAGGGAGCATGAGCCGTTCATCCGAGCCGCAGGTTCGATTCCTGGTGTTCCGATTGGCTTCGAGAGAAGCATAAATACAATTCTTCCCCAAAAGAATATAATTTGCAGAGAGAACTTCGTAGAAATTATGAGGTTCTTTTTGTTTAGTTTTCCGATATAGACTGTGCGAAAAAGATGGCTTATAATTCAAATACCATTAGATATAAACTGTTTATTGCAATTATATTTTGTTGAAAATTGTTGAATTATGGAGTATGATTAAAAAAGATTATATCTTATGGGGGAATAATATATGGCTCAAGATGCTTTTAGGAATATGGTTATAAAACGAGTTATTGTTCATCAAGTTTTTAGACGCGATACAGATAATAAGATTAGAAATCCCTTTTTTAGTTCTGAATGTGTTACTCTTTCGGATGGTTTTAATACAAAGATGAAAGAAAGAATCATAAAACTGTTAGGGCAAGAATCACATTCAATTCGAATGGAAATCGAAGATAATGGCGAAGAAAGCATATATAGTCATATTGTAAAATATTGGAAGTGTAAAAATAGGGAAGAAAATAAATTTATAGAAGCGTCTAAAGAAATAACAAATAATCTTGTTAAAATACAGGATAGTAGACGTTATCCGGATTCATTATTACTTTGTGTAGAGGGGACAGTTCGAAAAGACAATCGTGATTTTTTTTGTATAATTAAAGCTGAAAGCCAAGATGGATTTTTAATAACTCAGGAAGCGAAAAAAATCGGTTTAGATTATATTGCTAATTTATTTATGACAAAAAATGAAAAATTTCAAAAATTAGGAATGTTTATAAAAACTGTTGATAGTAATGACAATATTCCTAAAAATGTAGTTGAAACTTATTTGTTTGATAGTAATACAGATGATTCTATATCCAAGGCAAAAGCAAAATATTTTTATCACGATTTTTTAGGCCTAAATTTCCGAAATGATAGTAAAAAGCAAACCTCTGCTTTTTTTCTTGAAACTAAGAATTTTATTAATTCTATAAAAGAATTAAATGATGTTGAAAAAATAGAATTAACGACAGAGTTATTGGATTATATTAATGATCCCAACCGAATGATTATTAATGCTGGCGAATTTGCTCAAAAATATTTTTCGGCGACAATTAAGGATAACTACGTTCGTTTTTTAGAAAAAAAACAAATAGAAACAAATAGTATTCATAAAGATGTAAAAATGTTGGGCAATGCTTTGAAATACAGAAAATTATGTTTTGGAAATCTTGTAAAATTACAAATTCCAACGGATTTATTTTCAGAAGACGTTGATATAAAAAGAGATGCGAAATCGGGCGAAACACTGATCACAATTAAAGGAATGATGTTAAATGAAAGGTGATTTATCGCAAAAAGAATTTGTTGATTTGTATAAGAAAGAACGTGAAATGTATGAATGCTGGGGAAACTTTGTTGCTGATTATATTCGCGAAAAAATTAAAGAGAAATATATTAATTTAGACAGGATTTTAAAAATTCCAATTTCTGTGAGAACGAAAGATATAGAATCTTTAGTTGAAAAAGCATTTTATAGGAATAAAAACTATAAAGATCCTTATAATGAAATAACAGATAAAGTTGGAATAAGGTTTGTTGTAATGCACAGTGGACAATTGGAACTTATCTGTAAGATTGTAGAAGAATGTTCCTTTTGGAGCGAGTCGAAAGACTCGGATTTTCATTTAAGTAGAGAAAATCATCCTGAAGTGTTTTCTTATGAGTCAATTCATTATGTTGTCCGAAATAAAGAGAGGCGTAAGATTGATAAATATGAAATCCCTGAGGGGATACCATGCGAAATTCAAGTTAGAACGCTAGAACAACATGCATATGCTGAAATATCTCATGATTTGTTTTATAAAAAGGAAAAGCGCGATAATTCTGAAATATCAAGGTATTTAGCTCGAACAGCCGCTTTTAATGAAGAAAGTGACGAGTTATTCAAAATGATATATGAAAAAGTTGAAGAGGACAATGTAAACTATGAAATAATCATGAACGAATTGTTGAAAAAATACTCGCTTCTTAGTTTAAAAAGCGACAAGTTGAACCGAGCTGTATATGATAATATTTCTGCGTTGATTAAAAAGTATAAAATAACAGGAAAACAGGTAATAAACTTTATAGAAGATAACAATTATATTTTAAGGGATATTGAAAGACAAAATGAAAATCTTCTGTTTAAGCAGCCTGTAATTTTACTATTGTATTATCTGGTAGAAAATCATATTCATGAACTAGATGATATATGGGATTTTCCAGAAGACATGCTAACACCAATTAAATGTGATTTAGGAAAATCATCTGACTAAAGTAGAGCAATATGATACAATGAAATAATTATAACACAGGCAGCTCTCCGGGGCTGCTTTTGTTGTACCCAAAAACGACGAATAGAGGTGATGAGACATGGCCAGAGCGCCGGATCCAAGAATTGAACAGGCGAAGGCCATGTGTTTGAAAGGCATGAAATTAGTTGAGATTGCAAGTCAACTGAATCTGCCGGAAGGTACTGTTCGAAGTTGGAAAAATAGATATAAATGGGATTGCAACGTTGCAAAAGAAAAACGCAACGTTGCAAAAAGGAAAAAGGGTGGTCAGCCAGGCAATCAAAATGCAACCGGTCCGCCGGAGAATAAGAATGCAGTTAAGACAGGAGAGTTTGAGACTCTCTTTTTTGATTGCTTAGAACCAGATGAGCAGAAGCTGATCCAGGCAGTACAGCCGGATAAAGAGCAGCTGCTTCTGCAGGAGATTCAGCTGCTGACTGTCCGGGAACGGAGGATGTTAAAGCGGATTGAAGCCCTGAAACTCCTGGAGCAGACTTCGGATCCGGAAGAAGTCCAAGAGGATGATGAGCTTGAAAAAGCCCCTCCCGGAATGTCTGTCACAAAATACAAATCCGGTATGGAGAAAGGCAAGCCAACACTCCTGAGGGAATACGAAGGAATCCTTGGTCAGATCCAGTCCATTGAGGATGCGTTGACCAGAGTACAGGCCAGACGCCAGAGGGCAATTGAAGCCCTGCATAAGTTTGGCTATGATGATGCTCATCTGGAGCTTGAAACTATGAAGTTCGAGCTGGAGCTTCTGAAACAGGATGGACAGAACGAGGACAATACGGATGACGGTTTCCTGGAAGCCATGAATGCTTCTGCCGAAAATGTCTGGGGTGATGAGGATGTATGAGAAACTAAGCAGCCTTAAGAAGCGCCTGCAGCAGATGAAGCAGAACCGGACAACCAGACAGAACGGCCAGACATTTCACTTCTCTCCATTCTCAAAGAAGCAGAAACAGGTACTGACCTGGTGGTGCAAAGAATCCTCAGTCCATGACAAAGATGGAATCATAGCAGACGGAGCTATCCGATCAGGAAAGACCGTCAGCATGTCGCTGTCTTTTGTTATGTGGGCAATGAGCAGTTTTGCAGGTCAGAACTTTGCCATGTGCGGAAAGACAATCGGCTCCTTCCGGCGAAATGTTTTGTTCTGGCTGAAGCTCATGCTTCGGTCAAGAGGTTACTCCATCACAGATCACCGCGCAGACAATCTGGTAGTAGTGCGGAAGAATGGTATTGAAAACTATTTCTACATTTTTGGTGGCAAAGACGAACGTTCCCAGGATCTGATCCAGGGTATTACTCTGGCTGGCGTTTTCTTCGATGAGGTCGCGCTGATGCCGGAATCCTTTGTCAACCAGGCAACAGGACGTTGTTCTGTGAAAGGTTCCAAATTCTGGTTTAACTGTAACCCAGATGGACCATATCACTGGTTCAAAGTCAACTGGATCGATAAGTCCACCGGCTACCTGGGAAAAGAGCGGGTAGAGCAGATCCGCCAGAAAGCAAAAGCAGAAGGTAAAGATCCCGGACTAAAAGAGCTTCTGTATCTGCATTTCACCATGGATAACAACCTGTCCCTGGATGAAGAGGTAAAAGCCAGATACCGCAGCATGTACGTCGGCGTATTCTTCAAGCGCTACATCCTGGGATTATGGGCAGCAGCCGAGGGCGTTATTTATGATATGTTTGATGAAGCCAGGCATGTCCGCGATATCAAGGATTTCTTTCAGCTTCTGATCAACGGCAACCGATATGTTTCCTGTGACTATGGTACTCAGAATGCAACCGTCTTCCTGCTCTGGAACAAAGGCAGGGATGGAGTCTGGTACTGTATCCGGGAATATTACTATTCAGGACGTGATAAAGGCAGACAGAAAACAGATTCTGAATATGCAGATGATTTAAAAAAATGGCTGGATGGCACGAAGATAAAAGCAATCATCGTGGATCCATCTGCAGCTTCCTTCATTGCAGAGCTACGAAAACGCGGGTACAAGGTTCTGAAAGCCAACAATGATGTGCTGGATGGAATCCGCCTGGTAGGAATGCTGCTGAATTTGGAACTGCTGAAATTTGCCAGCTCCTGTACAGAAACCATAAAAGAATTTGCTTCCTACATCTGGGACGAAAAAGCCCTGGAACGTGGGGAGGACAAGCCAGTTAAGCAGCACGATCACAGCTGTGATGCTGTACGGTACTTTGTGAGCACAGTGCTTGGCAGCAAGGTGGCAAGACTTCGAGAAATAAGTAGGTGAGAACAATGTATATATTTACAATTCCAAGAGAAAAATTTGACGAGCGGGCACCGGATAAAAGGATCATCCGTCAGCTGATCAGTAAGCACATCAGCCAGGTTGGAGATCTGAAAAAGAACATGGCTTATTACCAGGGCAAACATAAGATCCTGGAAGATGCCAAGCGGGAAAACAGGCTGGTATGCAACCATGCAAAGGACATTTCAGACACAGCCAGCAGTTATTTTATCGGAAATCCGGTTACTTATAAGTCAGATGCTGATATAAAGGATTTGACAGATTCATTGGAGACAGCAGGGGCGGATGAGACTGACGGTGATAATGGTCTGGATCTTTCCATCTATGGCCTGGCTTATGAATATGTGTATGTGAAAGAAAATGAGAATAATCTACTGACCAAGAACCTGTCCCCGGAAAATACGTTCATGGTAAAAGATGACAGCATAGAGGAAAACGAGCTCTTTGCTGTCTATTATTATGTCCGGAAAGATGATTCGGGGACGGGACCGGAGCATTACATAGCAACAGTGCTGACGCCGAATTACAAGTATGAGCTGGACATCCAGAACAATGAAGTACCGCAGCTGACAACAGAACTGCCAGTTCCCCATTATCTGGGAGAAATCCCGATTATTGAGTATCTAAACAATAAGCTGGCAATCGGTGACTTTGAGCTTCAGATTCCTCTGATCGACGCTTACAACGCACTGATGAGCGACCGTATTACAGACAAGGAGCAGTTCATTGACGCCATCCTTGCCATTTATGGTACGCTGCTCTCAGATGAGGATGAGCCTGGTACAGAAGAGGAAGATCAGAACATCAAAAAGGCAAAAGAAAGGCTGAAAAAGTACAAGGTACTGGAAATGCCGGATACAGCTAAGGCAGAGTACCTGACTAGGACGTTTGATGAATCTGGTGTTGAGATTCTGAAGAAGGCTATTGAACAGGATATCCACAAGTTTTCCCATATTCCCTGTATGTCGGATGAATCCTTTGGTGGAAATGTGTCTGGTGTGGCTATGGAGTTTAAGCTTCTGGGAATGGAGAACATCACTAAGATAAAGACCAGATATTACAGAAAAGGTTTAAGAAAGCGCATTCGGATTTTTTGCAATTATCTGGAGCTCCATGGCAAGAGTGTGGATCCGGCCGGAATCACAATGACTTTTACCAGGGCACTGCCGAAGAATCTGTTGGAGATCTCCCAGATTGTGGCAAACCTGTGGGGAAAAGTAAGCAGAAAAACACTACTGTCCCAGGTACCATTTGTGGATGATGTGGACGAGGAACTGAAAGCTTTGGATGAAGAGACAGAAGAGAACCTGAAACGGCAGCAGGAGGTCTTTGGAATGCAGGAGAACACACCACCGCAAGATGATAATCCGGATCACAAGGAACCAGGTAAATCTGAAAAGGATGATGCTGAATGAGCAACTACTGGGAAAGACGTGCCGTGTGGGACTTATACAAGAATCTGGATAATGCGGAAGCCACAGCTGATCTGATCGCAAAAGTGTACAGAAGTGCTTCTATGAATCTGACTTACGCTGCGAAAGATATATTTGAAAAGTATATGACAAAACACAAATTGTCAGAGACAGAAGCCCGCCGGTTATTGGATACCTTACAGGATAAGACTTCTCTGGATGAACTTCTGCGGACACTGAAGAATAAAGATTATTCAGAAAAAACCAAGCAGGAGCTTGTCCAGGAACTGGAATCTCCGGCATACCGTGCAAGGCTTGAAAGACTCCAGGATGTTATGCAGCAGGTAGATAAGCTGATGGAAAATGTCTACCACCAGGAGCAGCAGTTTGATACCAGTTTCCTACGTGATCTGGGAGAAAAGGCTTATTACCAGTCTGTTTACAATGTCCAGAAGCGTACCGGTCTTGGCTTCAGCTTTTCCCATATCAGCCAGAAACAGGTCGATCAAGTGCTACGGATGAACTGGTCTGGAAAGCATTACTCAAAGCGTATCTGGAAGAACACAGAAAATCTGGCGCAGACATTGAAAGAAGAAATGCTGGTCAGTCTTCTCACAGGCCGTACAGATCGGGAAACAGCACAGATTATTGAATACAAGTTTGGGGCGGGAGCTATCCAGGCAAGACGGTTGGTGAGGACAGAGAGCTGCTTTGTAGCTGGTGAGTTTACCGCCAGGGCTTATGAGGAGTGCGGTGTAGAGAAATACCGGTATCTCGCAACTCTGGACTTACGTACCAGTGAGATCTGCCGGAGTCTGGATGGAAAAGTATTTTTACTGTCAGAGAGGCAAGTGGGAAAGAACTATCCGCCCATGCATCCCTGGTGCCGTTCTACAACCATTAGTATTATTGATGAAAAAACTCTCGCCCGGATGAAAAGAAGCGCCTATAACCCGGCTACAGGCCGTATAGAGAAGGTGCCAGCGAATATGACCTATGACCAGTGGTATGAGAAATACGTGAAAGGGAATGCCAAAGCTGAGGCGCAGGAGAAGGCTACTAAGAACAGTGCATCAGACCGGGAACAGTATGAACGCTATCAGAAAGCCCTGGGAAAAGAAATTCCAAAAAGTTTTGCAGGATTCCAGGAAATCAAGTATAATGAACCTGAGAAATGGAGATTCATGAAGCTGGATTACCAGAGAAGGAATGAGCTTCTGCAGCATCCAGAGTTGAAACTGCCGAATGCAGAAAACGCAATTTTGCCAGAGACTAAGTTTACGAAATATCTGTTTGATGAGAACAGTGAGAAAGGTTATCCTAAGGGCAGAGCCTTTACAGATCGCTTGGGTTATGGAATAGATAATTGGCAGAAACTTCAGAAAGCGTTGAAAGAAGGCACAACGCAGTATCCGGCCACGTTCAAAGGAAATGAAGGATTTGGTGATAGATATGAACAGAAAATGGTTTTGTATGGCCTTAAGGACACACCAGCAAATGTAATTGTTGCATGGATCAAAAAGGCTGATGGCACAACAAAGCTGACCAGTACGTACATTAAGGAGGCGAAGTAAATGCATATAAAAGAATTTGATACAGTCCTTCTGAAAGATGGACGGAAGGCAGCAGTTGTTGAGATATTAGATGATACACATTTCCTTGTGGATGTAGGGGATTCGCCTGCTGACTGGGATACTATTAACGCAACTATGGATGATATAGAAAAGGTAATTTCTAACTAACAATTGTTAATACCGTTACAAAAACAATGATAGCACGCCATAAGACGTGTTATTTTTGTACTTATTTTTAAGAAAGAGAGGTCAAGAAAATGAAAAGAAGAGCAATCAAAAGAATTGCAGTATTAATGGCACTGGTAATCCTGGCATGTTTTATTGCCACAGGCTGTTCAGAAGCTGATCAGGTAAGCCAGAACATTTCTCAGGAAGCAGACAACTTTAACGTAACCAGAAAGCTGACAGTATTAAATGCCAGAACAGATACCATCCTGTTAGAGCTGACTGGAACATTCGCACTGAAGAACAACTCTTCAAGAGAACTGGAAGTAATTATTGAGACCGCAGAAGGAAAGTACCAGAAAGACTATGTTTATTTGAATGATTATACCATGTATGTAGTTGAAGACATTTCTGGATCGGATGTGGACAAGTACCATTATGAGATTAATTTCCTTCCGCAGTTTGGCTTCAAAGTAACTCACAATGATTAAAATTGCGCCGGCGCAAGAGGAGGTGAGAACCATGAAGGTAAAAGTAATCAAGCGTTACAGCGATATCCGTCTGCACAAGGTAATCGAATCTGGTACCGTCCTGGAGGTGGACGAGGCAAGGGCAGATCACCTGGTGAAGGAAGGCATGGCTGAAATCGTGAAGGAACCAACTAAGACCGCACAGAGAAAGGAATAGGTGATCCAATTATCTCCCTTTGGGGCGCAGGGTGACGCGTCTTATTTTTATGCTCCGAAACGAGGGTAAACTAGAAAATCTGAAACGAATGGCCCGGGCCCTGAAAGGGAATAGGCTGGGCGGAAAGGATAGACATGAGAAATAGAGTTGTAAAAGCATTTTGTAAAGTACCAATGAACCTGCAGCTTTTTGCAGAAGGAGGAGACGGCGCTGGGGCTGATGGCGGCAATGGCGGTGGATCTGGCGAGGGCGCAGGCGGTGAAGGTGGAGCTGGTGGAGATACCCCTCCATCTTTTGATGACTTCCTGAAAACCGGCGGCAACCAGGCGGAGTTTGACAGACGTGTCCAGAAGGCGGTCAATACGGCAGTGACAAAAGCCCAGGAGAAGTGGCAGGCACTGGCGGATGATAAGCTTTCCGAAGCCGAGAAGCTCGCCAAGATGACAAAGGAAGAAAAAGCGCAGTACATGCAGCAGAAAAGAGAAAAGGAACTTACTGACAGAGAGGCAGCAATCACACGCAAGGAGCTGATGGCAGAAGCCAAGAACACCCTTGCCAGTGATGGGCTTCCCCAGGAACTTGCAGAGGTACTGGATTATTCGGACGCTGATACCTGCAAGAAATCCATGGAGAAAGTCAAGGAAGTGTTCCAGAGAGCTGTAGAGACTGCAGTGGAGGAAAAGCTGAAAGGCGGCAAGCCTCCGAAGAAGGCAACAGGCGGTGACGCACAGAAAGCCCTGGAAGAGCAGGTGTATAACATCATGATGGGCAATAATTAAAGGAGAGTGAATAAATTATGGCAATTAACACATTAGCAGCTGCAACCTTATTTATGACTATGCTGGATAAGGTCGCAGTACAGGAAGCAACAACCGGATGGATGGACGCCAATGCGGGACGCGTGATCTATAACGGTGGAAATGAAGTAAAGATCCCGAAAATGTCCCTTCAGGGAATGGGAGATTATGACAGGGATAACGGATATACACAGGGCTCCGTTACTCTGGGTTATCAGACAAAAACAATGACTCAGGATCGTGGGCGTCTGTTCAATCTTGATCCAATGGATATCAACGAGGCGAACTTCATTCCAACAGCGTCTGCTGTTATGGGTGAGTTCCAGAGAATGCATGTAGTTCCGGAGATTGACGCTTACCGTATCTCTAAAGTGGCTACAGAAGCAATCACAGCTGAAAAGGCAGGAATGGTGGATTACGGTTACACTCCGGGAGCCACTGGAACTTCTGCGCTCAGAGCTTTTAAAGAAGGTATCAAGGCGGTACGGGATAACTATACCGGACCTCTTGTATGCCAGGCAACTACTGATTTTATCATGGAGCTGGAACTGGAACTTGCTGGAAAAATCACTGCGACAACCTTTTCCAAAGGCGGCATTGACACACAGGTTCCTTCTGTGGACCGCGTGCCGATTATTCCAACATCCTCTAACCGTATGTATACTTCTATCAAGATCAATGATGGAAAGACAGAGGGGCAGAAACAGGGCGGTTATGAAAAGGGAGCCACCGCAAAGAATGTCAACTTCTTTATCTGCCCGGTAACCACACCAATTGCGATCACAAAACAGGATGTCATGAGAATCTTTGATCCGTTAGTAAACCAGAGATTAAACGCATGGCAGCTGGATTACCGTAGATTCCATGATATCTGGATCCTGGAGAACAAACTGGATTCCGTTTATGTGAATATCAAGGAGGCAAAAGCATGAGAGTGATCAGAGAAAATGTGGAACGCGAAGTGGATGCTTCCAAGTGCGAGCAGCTGCTCAAAGATGGCTATAAGCTGGTAGAGACTTCCGGGGATTCCAAAAAGGAATCCTCAGAGGCAAAAGCTCCTGGAGACCTTGACAGCATGAGCCTGGCAGAGCTTCGGGCTGTTGCCAAGGAAAAAGGTCTTTCCGGTTATTACAGTCTGAGCAAAGAAGAACTGCTTGGTGTCCTGAAAGGGTGATTTGATTGACGGATGAAGAGAAAGTAAAAGCCATAGAGCGTTTGAAAATTCTTACCGGCAACAATGATGAGAAACTGATTGGAGTGTTGATTGACGAGGCGGAAGCGTTTGTTCTGGGGTATACCAACCGGACCAGGCTTGTTACCGGGCTTGAGAAAGCTGTGCGCGATCTTGCCGTGATTGCCTTGAACCGTCTGGGAACAGAGGGCGAGACAGGCAGAAGTGAAGGTGGTGAGTCCTATTCTTTCGACAATGCTCCCAGGCAGATTTATGATGTACTGAACCGTTTCCGGCTAGCCAGAGTGGGAGGCAGAACCTATGAGACTAAGACAAAGCAGACTTGAGACTTATTATCACAGAAAACGGATGGTAAAAAAGGACAAAGAGGGCAGCACTTACGAAGAGTACAGTGCTGCCAGTTCTTTTTCTGGAGAATCCTGGCCTGCTTCCGGGAAAGTCCAGGCGCAGCAGTATGGACAGCGACTTGGTTACATCCGTAATGTGAAAATTGACGGAGGATATGCCATCAAGCCGGATGAAAATGGACGGTTGCATTACATTCTGGATAATGGTATTGATCTGATGGAACTGGATGGAATCTGCCTGTTCGTCGGTGAGAATACTGAGCCGGATTACAGGATTGTTGCAATTAAATCATACCGTTTTCTGACGCTGGAGGTGGAACGGACATGAGCGCGGAAGGTCTGGATGAACTGGAAATAAAGCTGGATCAGCTGGCAGATGTAGATCTGAATAAAGCAATCGGGAATGCTATCCAAACTGTACGAAGCACAGCCGTTATGAATGTACATGTGGATACAGGGGAACTCAGGCAGAGCATTTATGCAGAAGTGGAAGATAACGGCGATACGGTAACTGGAACCTGCTGGACAAATAAGCCATATGCGCCTTACCTGGAATTTGGTACCGGACCGAAAGGTCAGGAGAACCATGCAGGCATTTCACCAGAGATTACGCCAGCCTATACGCAGAATCCCTGGTGGATCCATGAAAGTCAGGTGGATAGGCGTGTGGCGGAGAAATACCACTGGTTTTATATAGATACTCCAGATGGACGTTTTTATCTGTGCACTGGACAGCCCGCCTATCCGTTCATGTATTCGGCGTTAAAAGACAGTCAGGATCAGATCCTGGAAGGAATGAAAGCTGATTTTTCAGCTGCTATAAAGGAGAGCATTAAATGAAAAATGTAAAAGATGAAGTATTCGCGGTACTGTTCACTGTTTCAGAGCATGTGTCTGATACATACCCGAAAGCGTGGGCAGGGAATGAACCAACCATTCAGTTTACCGAAGAAGACAATAGCGTCTTTGAAGGCAGTGGAAGTGCAGAAGGAATGAGAGAAGATAAATCCAAGGTACGGTACCGCATTGATATCTGGGATTTTAAAAATACCTCACCAACTGCGGTTGCTGTAGATAAGGCTGTGTCCGCTCTCGGGTTAAAGCGTATCGGCTGTGCAGATGTTCCGGATCCATCCGGCATGAAGCATAAGCAGATGAGGTACGAAGGAATTATTGATATGGATTCAGACCAGGTATACTGGCTGAATTAAGAAAGGAGATCGAAGCATGTTAGCAAATGGTGCAAAGTTAGGATATAAAAAGAAATCTGAAGCAAGCTCCGCGTATAAAGACCTTCCGGGATTGAAAGAGATTCCGGAGCTCGGCTCAGAGCCGGAAAAAGTAGAAAATACAACTCTTACAGACCCTCATAAGATGTATGAGCTTGGAATTGGTGACTTACCAGATATGGTGTATAAGTACAAGTACGATAACACTAAGGCAGACAGCCCGTATCGTGTTATGCGTCAGGCGGCAGAGGACAAAGAAGTATTAAGTTTTGAAGAGTCAGATATAGATGGCACCAAAATCCAGTATGACGCACAGGTCTCCGTAAAACGTACTGGTGGAGGCGTCAACGGTGTGATCGAGTTCGAACTGACTATGATTGTGCAGTCTGATATTGTATACGTGGATCCGGCATAAGGAGGTAGTACATGGAGAGTTTAGGCGGATTAAATGATGTGTCCGAAAAGGACGAAATGAAAGAGGAAAAGGTTGTAAACCTGGATGAAGAGAAAAAGAAGCGCAAGCCCTTCTGGTACTGGACAGTAAAAGGCAGGGATTACAGACTGAAACTGAAAGCTTCTACAATTGGCAAGCTGGAGAACAAGTATCGCCAGAATATTATGAACCTGGTGGAAGACATGCCCTCCCTGTCGGTCATGCTGACTATTATTCAGGCGGCTATGGAGCCCTGGGAGCATGGGATTGATTACCCGGATATCCAGAAGATTTACGATTCCTGGACAGAGGAAGGTGGAAACCAGGTTGATCTGTTTAAAAAGGTGGTAATCCCTACCCTGGTGGTTTCGGGTTTTTTCCCGGAGAAACAGGCTCAGAGCATCATGGAGGAGCTGGAGAACCAGTAAAGACAACCTCAGAGTTTCTGAGCGAATTGTACCCATATGCCCTTGATGCAGGTATTTCCATTGACCTGTTTTGGAATTCTTCTGTAAATGAGATCATAGACATGCTGGAAAGCTACGGCAGACGGAAAGAGCAGGAACGTAAGCTGAAAATTCAGGACGATTTCATTATAGCAGAAGTGATTGCACTTAATATCCTGGCACCTGTTGCTGGTGATAAAGAAGCAATGCCCCATCCCTGGGATTATTATCCCAGTTTCTTTGAAGCAGAGAAAAAGTCCTGGGAAGAGAACCAGCTGAAACAGCAGATGGAAGACTATAAGGAACGAAGAAAAGCATATATTGCAGAAGTAAACAGACGAAGGCAGTTAGGCTTATAACCCGACTGCCAGTTTTTATGCCCTGAGGAGGTGAAATGAATGGCAGACGATAAGAATCTTGCAACCTTAAAGGTTACCGTGACAGCGGATAAGAGCCCATTGAAAAAAGCGCTGGACAGTGCCAAACAGGACACTGCGAAAAGTACATCGCAGATCCAGGGGATGCTACAGAAAATCAGGAAAACAATGTCCCCTGTTTCTTTAAAGGGAATGGTAAAAGACTTTCAGGTAAAATCCGGGATAAAGGTTCCAACGCAGGAGTTTCAGGAGCTTCGGGAGGAAGCAGGCCAAGCAAGAGATGCTTTGGCTGATTTACTTGAAAAGCAGAAAAAACTGGAGGCACTTGGTGTCAAAGAACAGAGCAGGGAATGGAAATCATTGCAATATGACATCGAAAAGGCAAAGAATGCCGTTGAAGGATATAAAGCTGAGATGTCAGAGATGAAAGCAAATGGTGCGGATGTAGAGAGACCGGTATCTCTTCCAAAGCAGGCAATGGGATTGGGAAAATCAGTTGTCGGTGGCATTGGTAAGGTAGCAGGTCTCGGTGCATCAGCGGCTTCGGAAGGCTGGGGTGGACTGGTAAGAATCCTTGGCGGAGTCACCTCTGCATTTTCAAAAGTAGGCGGTGTGATCAGACGTACATCTGGTTTATTCGGTGCACTGATTCAGAAATTCACAAGCGGAATTCCTATCCTAAACCGGTTCACCGGTGGAGTAAAAGACAATGGCAGTTCCTTTGGCGGCGGACTGAAAAATCTGCTGAAGTATTCCTTGGGAATCCGAAGTCTGTTTGCCTTGGTGAACAAGCTACGGAGTGCACTGGTGGATGGATTTAAAAATCTGTCTCAATACAGCGGGGATACCAATAACAGTCTTTCCATGCTGATGTCTTCCTTGACTCAGCTGAAAAATGCTTTTGCAGCAGCATTTGCACCGGTACTGAATATTGTGGCACCAATCCTGAATGCAGTAATCCAGAAAATCATTTCTGTGGTAAATGCAATTGGACAGCTTATCAGTGCTTTGACCGGCGCCGGTACCTTTATCAAAGCCAAACAGCTGAACCAGAATTATGCTGCAAGTCTTGACAAGAACACAAAGAGTGCCAACAAGGCAAATGATGCAAATAAAAAGCTGCAGCGTACACTTCTTGGGTTCGACCAAATTAATAAACTGGATGATACGTCCGGTTCCAGTTCTTCTGACAGTGCCGGTACTGGTGGTCTTACCGGAAAGGACATGTTTGAGACACTGAATGTTTCAAACGAAATGAAAGCACTTGCGGCGCAGATGAAAGAAGCCTGGAAGAATGCCGATTTTACAGAGATTGGCAGAATTGTCGGCAGAAAGCTGAATGCAGCATTACAGAACATTCCGTGGGATTCTATCAAGAACACCTGTAACCGAATCGCCAAGAGCACAGCTACATTTTTAAATGGTTTTATTGAAGCTACAGACTGGAATCTGGTGGGAAATACTCTGTCACAAGGTGTTAATACGGTATTTGGAACAGCAAACACTTTTGCAGAAAACTTTCATTGGGGAAGTCTTGGAAATGCGGTCGGTAATGGCATCAATGGCGCTCTGGGCAGCCTCGACTGGAACCAGATCAATACAACCGTCTGCAACATTGCCAAAGGTCTTACAGACGGGCTGAATAGCTTCATCCAGACAACAGACTGGAGCTTGGTCGGACAAACCTACGCTAATAAGCTTAACACTATTTGGAACTTCCTTCATACATCCATCAATAATTTTGATTGGATAGGAGCTGGAAGTGCACTGTCAGAGCTTGTAAACAGCGCGATCCAGACGGTTGACTTTGCTGGCATTGGAGATACATTCTCCGATGGCTTGAAAGGTCTGCTGGATTTTGGAATAACTGCTCTTGAAGGGATTGACTGGTACCAGCTGGGAGAAAAAGTCTGGGAAGGTCTTGCGGCAATTGACTGGAATGGAATCGCAGACCGTACTTTTGAACTGATCGGTGCGGCCTTTGGAGGTCTTGCGGCTTTCTTGGGAGGCGTAATCAGCGAAAAAGTGCAGGAGGCAAAGCAGTATTTCCAGAAGAAGATTGAAGAGTGCGGTGGAAATGTAGTCGAGGGTATTTTTAAAGGTATTGTTGATGGTGTGAAGGGAATCGGTACCTGGATCAAGCAGCATATCTTTGATCCCTTTATCGATGGTTTCAAAAATGCATTTGGAATCCACAGTCCATCGACAGTCATGGCTGAACAGGGTGGCTTTATTATTTCAGGACTCCTGAAAGGTCTGAAGGATAATATCGGTTCTGCCTTAACCTGGATTGGGAAAATTCCAGGAAGGGTGAAGGACAAGCTGTCAGATGCCAAGGACTGGCTGGTTGAGACTGGCGGAAATGTTTTATCTGGTTTAAAAGATGGATTGAGTGAAAAATGGGACAGCATAGGGGACTGGTTCCAGGATCTTCCAAATAAGATCAGCAATGCAATCCCAGATTTGTTCAATACCGGAAAAAATGCAATTCAGAATTTTGCCAGTGGATTTGGTTCCGTACATATTCCGCTACCGCATGTTTCCGTATCCTGGAATAAACACAACGTAGGCCCTGTGAGCTTCTCTACACCAAGCTTTGGATTGAGTTGGTATGCCAAAGGCGGTTTCCCAGAGAACGGTGAAATGTTCATGGCACGCGAGAGCGGCCCTGAGTTGGTCGGCCGAATGGGAAGCAAAAATGCCGTTGCCAACAATAATCAGATTATCGAAGGTATCCGTGCCGGTGTATATGATGCTGTGGTAAATGCGCTGGAGAGCAGATCACAGTCCAAAGACAGAGAGACAGAGATCCATATTTACCTGGAAGGTGATGCAGACAAGCTGTTTAAAATTGTCCGAAAAAAGGGACAGCAGTATCAGAAATCTACTGGGAAACCAGTATTTAGTTAGGAGGTGGTCGGTTGAGTGACTTTGTAAGCAGTGGAACAACTACTACAAAAACATCTTCAGATATTGAAATTGATGGAGTACCAATGCCAGGTCTTAAGCTGAATGGTCTTACCGTGACCAAAGAAAAAATATGGTCCAAAAATACCGGACGTGCAGCCAATGGCGAGATGGTGGGGGACCTGATTGCGATTAAATATACTTTGAAATGCAGCTGGCCGCCGCTGACAAGAGAGCAGGCAGTGGTGATTGATAAAGCCGTTTCCCCTGCTTTTTTTAATGTGACTTTCCTGGATCCCGGGACAAATACCAAAGTAACGAAAAGATTTTATGCAGGCGCTCCAGCCTACCCTGTATATACCTACCATAAAGGTGTGAAGACGTACCAAGGTGTGGCTGTGGACCTGATTCAAAAATAGGAGGAAAACAAAATGTTAAAAGGAACAAAATCAGTATCTATGAATTTCAACAGCATGATCAATGGCAGACCTGTTGTGTACATGTCTGCGCAGATCCCGGAAGCCGGGAACGCGAGTACTAGCATTACTGTCCAGGACCGTGACTTGTACGAGGCAAACAGGGCAGAATGCAGAAAAGATATTGAAGCATTTAACCAGATTGTCTATGCAGCTGAGGACGAGCGTGTAACAGGAGGTACCGCAGATGAAACTGAAAAATAAAGATATATTAAATTTTGTCAATGGCTGTGCTTCCTTAAGGGAGAAGCGGCTGCCGGTAAAGCTTGGATATGCGATCAAAAAGAACCTGGCAGCAGTCAGTGATGCGGCTAACGCCTATGACGCAGAGCGCCAGGAACTGCTTGAAAAATACGCAGCAAAAGGTGAAGATGGAAAATTCCTGGTTGAAAACGGGCAGTATTCCATCGAGGACAAAGAGGACTTTGCAAAAGACCTGGATGAGCTTCTGGCGATTGAGACAGAGGTTGGTATTCATACTGTTTCTGAAGAAGAGATTGAGAAATGTGATGATCCACGTTATGATGCCCTGACAGTGGCTGACCTGGAAACACTTGAGATCATGACTGAGTAGGAGGTGGTCCTGTGTATCAGCAGTCTTCAGAAGCTTTTGGAAACCTGGTACTACAGGATTCCCGAACTTTTAAAGCACTCATCACCTATGATGATGTATCCATAACAAATGCCAAAAGCATCAAGTTTACTGGCGGAGCAGAAGTGGAGGATGATTTTTCCCTTGGCTCCACAGTGAGCCAGTATGTTACCATCACAATTCCGGATCCGGGAAAAGCCATTGAGGGGCATGAGCTCCTGGTCCAGATCGGAATGGAAGTGAATGGACTGGTGGAATACATCCCCATGGGATATTTCACGCCTGGAAAACCATCCAGAAATGAAGAGCAGATTGAGTTTACAGCCTATGACCGGATGATGAAAACAGAGCGTGCATTCTCTATGGACGGAGACAGTACGGATACGGCGGCTGTTCTGAAAAGGATCCAGGAAATCACAGGGGTAATGGTTGTAACAGATGGTCTTTCCGGCATTTCCATGAAAGTTCCGAAAGGTTACAGCTGCAGGGAGGTCCTTTCTTACGCAGCACAGCTTCATGGCTGTTTTGCGGTATGTAACAGAAACGGACAGATTGAACTGCACAGCTACGTGGATAGCGGTTATACAGTCAGCACCGGCAGATACTGGGATTCTTTTGAACACAACGATTATCTGTTCCAGGTGGAAAAGATTACCTGCTACACTGACCAGGACGAAGAGGGGAAAGATGTTTCTGTTTCATCCGGAGATGGACCAAGGGCGGTAATCTTTTCCAATCCGTTTATGACACAGGATACCCTGGACAAAGTGATGGATTCCCTGAAAGGTTTTTCCTATATGCCTGGCTCCCTCCGGATGATGGGAGACCCACGGCTGGATCCGTGGGACGTCCTCACCGTGGAAGACAGAAAAGGGGGCTCCTACAAGGTCCCGCTGATGAAACTGGAAAGGGAGTATGATGGCGGTTTTACGGATTCTGTGGAGGCTGTGGGCTTATCAGAAGATGAAACAAATGCAAACTGGAAAGGCCCCACTACAAAGGAAATGGAGCGGTATTATGCACAGCTGGTGATGATCGACCACGCTATGATCAACAAGCTGGATGTGGATACTGCCAATTTGAAATTTGCAACAATCCAGAATCTGAATGCGGTCAATGCGACGGTACAGAACCTGGATGCAGAGTTTGGAAGCTTCAGAGATCTGACTGCTACAAATTTTACTGCCGCCAATGCAAAGATCAATATCCTGGATTCCAGTTATGCCAATATCAAAACGCTGCTTGCAGGTGGTGCCGGTGTGGGGGATTTGCAGAACATCCACCTTACTTCCCAGAATGCTGTGATTGACTCTGCACTGATCAGAACTGCAGTTATGCAGACGGTCACGGTCGGGGATCTTTTAAGCGGCACCATTTCCACCAATAAATTTATGATCACATCTGATGATGGCGGGATTAAGATCCAGGGGGCAACCCAGCAGTGGAGGGACATAGATGGAACCGTCCGGATGCAGGCTGGCAGGGACGCAAACGGTGATTTTACCTTTTCTTTGTTTGATAAGACCGGAAAAGGGATTCTTTTGGATTCCACAGGCGTTAAGCCTGGAGCTATCGCAGATGGTCTGATCGTGAATAAGATGGTGGCGGATAACGCAGCCATTGCCGGCACTAAGCTGGATATCCCTTCGGTGGTATCAGCTATCAATGGCAGCTCCCAGAGTATCAAGAGCAGCCGGATCTGGTTTGACGATCAGAACCAGAGCCTGAACCAGTTGTACAGCCAGATGAATACCAACATTGTCAGTGCTTCTACGACTGCATTCAATGCCGCCAGTACCGCAAATGCCGCAAGCAATACGGCAAATGCGGCTTCTGACGCTGCCAGAAAAGCTCTGGACACGTTATCAGGGATTTCTACACTGGACGCTATTGGGGCTTCCCTGGATAATGATGCGCATGTGGTGCATACCTACACAGATGGTTCAGGTGGCGATTACAGCGACTGCCACACTACCTTCTCTGTATTCCTGGGAGACACAGATGTATCCGACCATATTGACCAGATCACGGTGAAAGCGTCTGACGGCGTGAGCGGAACCTGGAACGAGACCACAAGAACCTACCAGGTTACAGGAATGACCTCTGACAATGGCTACGTGGACATTTCCGGACTTTACGGACTGGAAGGGAAAGTTCTCCTGGTTGGTGGAAAAGGGCTTGTTGTAGGCGGTAAAACGCTTATTGTAAAGTCAATGGGTTCCTGGATCACCAAGAGATTTTCCATCAGTAAGGCAAAGGACGGGAAGATTGGTCTCAGCTATGACCTCCGAGTCAGCAGCCAGGTGATCCGGAAACAAAAGGACGGAAAGACTCTGGTGCCGGAAAGCGTGACTTTCTCAGCATTTAAGAGTGACAATGGGATCATCAGCAGCTATTCCGGAATTTTTCAGATCGAGGAATCAAAAGACAATGGAAAGACCTATGTTTTGAAGTATGGTTCTTCATCTGCTGAGATCATGAAGATATACGCTCCCTCCGGAGCTGACGTGAACATGATCCGCTGTACTTTATATGATGCGTCCGGAGCCCAGAACCTGGATACTCAGACCGTCATGCTCCTTGCGGATGCGGAAGGCCTGGCTGATGATATCAAAGCCGCCCAGAACACCGCAGACCAGGCAAAAGCTGCCATTGTCACGACAAACCAGAAAGTAGCCAACATTGAGACAAGCGTGGATGGTTTGAAGATGAATCTGTCCGAGACAACTACAGACCTACACGGTCTGGTGGGAAATTCGCTTCTGTACAATGTCCGCTATCATGACAACGAAGACGGCACCACAACAGTGACTGCAGTTGTGTACCAGAATGGAAGAGAGGTCACAAAGAATTATCCGGCAGCATGGTTTTCCTGGCGTAAAAAGACTGAAAGCGGTGAGAGCTTCCTGGGATACGGCTACAGTATCAAAGTAAAGAATGAAGATTACATGTTTGGCGGTGTGGTGATCGGACGATTTACCACATACAAGACTGCAGCACTCATAGTAGGCGGCAAACTCCTTGTGATCGGAGGGAAAGCTGTCAATCTGAATGTAGATGCGGTATGAAGAAAGGAGATTAAGCTATGGCATTACCACAAGACGGCCAGGACGCAAACGGCCTCACAAAAGTAACACAGATTCCCGCAGGGAAAGAATTGATGTTCATCGATCCCACCACGAATGAGGGTGGGATTATTACGTTGGAGGATTTGACAAAGCAGATTTTGAATGGATTGCTTTCCCAGACCTTCGCTCTGGATGCAGGGCAGAAGACGATAATACAGGCATTGAACACACTAAATAGTGATAAAATTTCGAATGATAGATTTACAGTTCAACACATTTATTATGAAGACACCAAAGTATCCGAACTGGGTGGTCTGGATGCTTGCGTAAGAGATGCTCTTAACAATACCATTTTAAAAGATGGAGCATTTTATGGTACTTTTGTCGCAGGCATACAGTATCTTATGATTGGATATCGATATTCAAATGCCGCATATGGTGCTGTAATATTGTTCGGATATAATAATAGTACTGAAAGATGGAATATAAATAATGGCGAAGTTATAAAGGCTTGATTTCATTTACATACAATTGTTCTAGTCAGCAAGATATATGTATTTCTCTTTTGCTATTGTAATATTTACCAGCTATTATTTAATAATGAATAATTGTCCACTCTTGCCAAGTCCCAGCAAGTTTATGACGTTTTCTAACAGTTCCAGAATAATATATTGCTATTTGTACGCCATAATCGTCCATCGAATACATGTACCCGAATATGACCGTAAAACCTCCTCCGAAAAGAGAACTGCCAATTCTGTCGTTGAACATAATAATATATGGTCTTGTTCTGCCAGTACCAAATAATAATGAAGGGGTATCAATTTTCTCCAAGGCATTTGCGTGATCTGGATAAATAACATCTTTCCAAAGAACGGAGTCACATTTAAAAGCAAATCTCTTGAATGGCTTCATGGAATGGTATTATCATCAGGCGACAATCTGACGATTACTTTACTAAAATAATAATTATACAAGGTTATTTAAAAACACTAATAAAAATAGGATTGGAATATATATCACATTCAAAAATTATACTTTTTCTATTCTCACCAATTTGAATTTTGGCATCATTTCCACCTTCATATATTTTTTTTACTGATGCATTATTAAATACTCCACCAGTTTGTCCGAGAGTTATAAGATAAAGCCCAGTTCTATTAATGCACAATACGCTAATATCTGAAACGATTGGTGCAATACGATATAGAGTACGATTATTTTCGGTTTTTATATATTCAGCTCTGCTAATGTATTTTTTGGTCTCACTATTTTGTTTGCTGGAGCTTATAGGAAAAAGTAGCTTCCTTACCATGATACCGATTATACTTGTGGTAAGGAGGTGATACTTTTATGACAGAAAATTTTATAAAAAATGTGGTAGCAGCTATGCAGGACAGTTTGACAGATGAACAATTACAGAAATTGGAAAACGTATTGGCAATTAATCTACACGGATTGGAAGTAAAAGAGGAATGTACGCAATTAGTAACATCAGAGAGGCATTGGGAAAGAATTCTGAAAATGTACATAGCCAGTAAGCGCTTAGAAAATTGTGCGGAATCTACTCTGATTGCTTACAAACGGTGTATTTCAATGTTGTTTATAGGACTGAATAAGAAAATCCATGAGATAACGACTAACGATTTGAGATATTATCTAGCCATGTACCAGGAACAAAGAAAGATTTCTTTGTCATATTTGGAGACTCTTAGGCACTATATAAGCAGTTTCTTTACATGGGCTACGGATGAAGGCTACATCAATCGGGATCCTTCCAGGAGACTGCGAAGGGTGAAAGTACCTCAGAAGCTTAAGAAACCATATACCGCAGAAGAAAGGGAACATCTTAAAGATATAGCCAAGACAGAACGAGACGTAGCCATCATGGAGCTACTTTACAGTACTGCTGGGCGTATTGGAGAGGTAGTATCAATCAATCGCGAAGATGTTGATTTTCCTAACCGTGAAATTGTGATATATGGACAGAAGGGAAAGAAAGAGCGCAAAGTGTATCTTACGGAGGGGTGTATATATCATTTGAAGAAATACTTGGCAAGCCGAACAGATGACAATCCAGCTTTATTTGTTGTAGATCGGAAACCTTATAGCCGACTGCAAAGGGAAGCGATTCAAACAATGTTACGCAAGCTTGGAACAGAAGCCGGAATACATGCACATCCGCATAAGTTTCGGCGAACACTGCTTACTGATGCAGGAACCAGAGGTGTACCGTTGCAGGAGATACAAGCTTATGCCGGTCATGCCAAACCAGATACAACAATGTTATATGTATCAGTTAAAG